CCGAAACCGACACCGGAAGAGATGCTGCTCCAGGCGCAGATGGCCGACATTCAGTCTCGCGCCGAGATAGAACAGCAGAAACTCCAGCTCGCTGCGATGAAGCAAGAACAACTCGACCAGCGTGAAAGCGCCAGGATAGCTGGCGATCTAGCGATCAGGGAGTTTCAGGCAGAAGAGAAATTCCAGAATGACGTTGATCTTGAGGTCGTGAAAGCAAGCCTGAAACAAGGATTGTAAGTGGATCTGACTACTGAACATAAGGGACGCCGCGCCAGGGAAATCTTAGAGGACCAGGTTTTCGTGGAAGTCATCGATAGCGCAAGGACACACATCCTGACGCAGTGGAACCTGACCGACTTAGGCCAAACCGAGACACGCGAAAGCCTTTACCATCAGGGCCGCGCTCTTGACGAGGTGTTGCGTGGGTTGCGAACATTGGTATCTGACTGGACTATGGATCAGTCGCGTAAAAAAACTAAAAAAGGAAGGAAATAATGAGCGAAGCCGGTACAACAGAAGCTGGCCCGCGCTCTATGGGACAAATTGAGGATACGTTTTCCCAGATGCTTACCGGGTCTGAAGAGCTACCCGAAGAGGATTCTTCTCAGGAAGAGCTACCCTCGACGGATTCTTTGGATGTAGCACAACAGGATGCTGAGTTAGCCGATGACTCAGTGGTGGATGAGCCGGATGCTGTCGAACCGGATGAATTCTCGGATAGCGATGCGCCTCTGTATGCCGTCACGATTGACGGTGAAACATCAGAGGTTCCGCTTGACGAACTCATTAGCGGATACCAGCGCAAGGCGACCTTCACACACAGGCAGCAGGAGCTTGCCGAAAAGCGGAAAACACTGGAGGAACGAATCCAGAATGTACCCGCTCAAGAGGCGGCTCTGCAGCAGACATACGAGCAATACCAAGGGGTACTAACCCAACTCCATCAACAGATGCAATCCGCTAATCAACCGGCGAACCTAGATTGGGATGCTCTTGAACGAGAGAATCCGGTCCAGTGGCTGAAGCTCAAGGAACTCGAGCGACAGAAAGCCAGTGAGATGCAAGCGGTACACGCCGAACAGGTGCGTATGCAGCAACTTCTTGCTGGTGAAAACGACAAGAAACTGCAAGCGCATCTGATGACTGAAAAGGGTTTGATGTTGCAGAAAATCCCTGAGTGGGCTGACGGAGATCTACAGGCCAACGAACAGCGCAAGCTGCTAGAGTTCGGCAAGGCAATCGGGTTTAGCGATGACGAACTCAATGGAATATATGACTCCAGGGCAGTAGTCGTGCTACGCGATGCGATGCGCTACAACCAGCTCACAAACGGCGACAAAATCAAAGCAGCTAAATCAAAAATCGGTAGCGTGAAGGGCGGCAACCAAGAGACATCCCGCCGAGTGCGCTCCCGTCAGGTGAAGTCAAAGAGGGAGCAGTTGAGAAGGACCGGAAAGGTCGATGACGCTGCGGCTTTATTTGCCGACATCTTGACGGAATAACTTTAATGGAGAGTTAGAATCATGGCAGTAGTTACCAATACGTTCCTGACCTATGACGCGAAGGGTATCAAGGAGGATCTCAGTGACTTGATCTCTGATATCAGCCCGACTACAACGCCCTTCCAGAGCAATATTGGGTCGAGAGACGCAGATAACACCTATTTCGAGTGGCAGACAGACAGCCTCGCTACGGCCAGTGGGACGCCCGTAATTGAAGGTGCGGATCTATCGTCATTCACGGCAGTCACACCAACCGTTCGTCTGGGCAATTACTGCCAGATCAACATGGTGGACTTCATCATCTCGGGCACCGAGCAGCGCGTGGATAAAGCGGGCCGTGCGTCAGAGGTTGGCTATCAGGCAGCGAAAGCTGCGAAGGAACTCAAGCGCAACGTCGAAGTAGCTGCGCTGCTGAACGGAGTTGGTGCAGTTGTTGGCGCGACCGGCACTGCACGGGTCACTGCCGGGTTCCCCGGCTGGCTCAAGACGAACGAAACTTCCACGAACGTGACTGCGCCTAGTTACTCGGGTTCAACCCCGACAGGTGCGGCCCAGGTGTGGAAGGCTTTCGGGACGCCCACGGCGTTTACCGAAGCGATGCTCAAGACCACGATGCAGGAATGCTACTCCAGTGGTGGCGAGCCGTCGATGCTTATGGTTGGTCCTTTCAATAAGACCGCCGTGAGTGCTTTCAGTGGCATCGCGTCTAGCCGCTACAACGTAGACGGTGCAGAGCCGTCAGTGATCATCGGGGCAGCAGACATTTACGTCTCTGACTTCGGTAATTTGTCCGTTGTGCCAAACCGTTTCTTCACTTCGGTGATAGATGCCGGTGCTGGCTCGCTGATGAACAACTGGGCGTTCCTTATCGACCCAGACGAGGTAAAGATCGCGAATCTGCGGCCTTACACCATCGAAACGCTGGCGAAAACTGGTGACGCTGATAAGCGGATGGTGCTACAGGAGTGGGGACTTCAGGTGAATAACGAGAAGGCCCACGGTGTGATCGCTGGAATTACATCGGCGTAGTCCTGCTGGTGGGGTGGGGGCTTCGGCCCCTGCCCCCTAGTAGGCACCATAATGTCTATGAAACGAGTGCTGGACTACGATCCAGCTACGGGTATCACGCAGTGGTTTCATTACGATGAGGCCACGGGTGATATGGGCTTGGAAACCGAGCAAGATGTAACATCAATAGTTGAGGGCACGAAGGGTGCCTTCAATCCGGTGGATGAACGGGCGTCATGGAAAGGCGACGTTCACAAAGTGGCGTCGATCCCGATGAGCATCTACCACGAACTCGCGAAAGTATCGAATAATTTTAAGGACCAGCGAGCAATCCGTAAGTGGCTGAACGACAAGGACAATCGTGTGTTCAGGACGAGGCCGGGGAGGCTTTAGGTGGCTATTACGACCTACGCGCAGTTGCAGACCGCGACAGCGAACTGGCTTGACCGCACTGACCTAGGTGCGCGTATCCCAGAATTTATCGAGCTTGCGGAAGCGAACTTTAATCGCGTAATTCGGCAACCTGACATGATCGCGAAAAATGACTCGTTTGCCATAGCAAGTCGCTATACGACACTACCCAGCGACACACTCGAGATCGTCAGGATTGTGATCGATCTTACGCCGGTTATTGTGCTAGAATACATGACGCCCGAAGAGATATCGGAGCGCAGGATCGTGATGAATGCGACGGGCAAGCCATACTACTTTACGACGGTCGGCGGCTCGACTAACCAGTTGGAGGTTTTACCATCACCTGACTCGTCGTACACCTCCTCTATCGTCTACTACACGCGTATAGCAGCACTAACTGATAGCGCGACATCAAATTGGTTGCTGGCAGCGCACCCCGACATATACTTATTTGGCACCTTGGTCGAAGCAGAGCCATACCTGAAGAATGACGAGCGGATGCCGATGTGGACTGCAAGGCTCGACAAGGCGCTCAACGACCTAAAACTGCAAGGAGAGCGGGAGCGTCACACTGCTTCCGGCCTCCGAATGCGCTCACGGGTACTAGGATAGACTATGGCTACTGCGAATCTGGGCATCACCCTACCAACTGTCGGGGGAAGTAGCGACACCTGGGGCACCACGCTTAACACTGGGATCACGGCGATAGACGCCCTTTTCTCAGTCAGCGGCACCGATGTCACTATGTCCGACATCAAGTTCAACAGTATAAGTGTGCAGGAAACGGGTGCCGGGACTGATACCGTCAAGATCCAAGCACCGAGCGCGGTAAGCTCTTCCTATACACTCACAATGCCAGCAGCAGTCGGTTCAGCGAACCAAGTACTGTCTGCTGCCGATGGGTCTGGTACACTCGCTTGGTCTACGCCCGAAGTCGGTGACATCACCTCTGTGGTAGCTGGCGCAGGAATGACAGGTGGCGGCACAAGCGGAGCGGTCACCCTGAATGTGATCGGAACGGCAGACAAAATCACAGTATCGGCTGACGCAGTAACCATCGCCTCTGGTTATGTAGGCCAAAGCAGCATCACTACGCTGGGCACGATTGGTACAGGAGTATGGTCTGGAACCACGATAGCCGTGAACAAGGGCGGCACGGGGCTGGCGTCTTATGCCGCTGGTGACATCGTGTATGCGAGTGGTACGACCACGCTTGCCAAGCTCGCCAAGGGGTCTGACACCGAAGTGTTGACCCTCGCTAGTGGCGTCCCGACTTGGGCCGCTCCCACCGTTGGTGACATCACAGGCGTGACTGCCGGTACTGGACTGTCAGGTGGCGGCACCTCCGGCACGGTCACGCTTAACGTCGAAGCCTCACAGACTCAGGTTACGGCACTCGGCACAATAGGCACCGGAGTATGGCAGGGCACCAAAGTCGCCTCCGCCTATCTCGACGATGACACGGCGCACCTGTCCGGCACCCAGACGTTCAGCGGTGCCAAGACGTTCTCCGCCGCGACCACGCTTTCCTCGACACTGGCCGTTGCGGGCGCGGCCACAATCGGGACTGCGGCTTCGACCGCCACCCGCAATTTCACGCTGCTATCTGATGCGCCACGCATCCTGATGGGTACGGGTGCGAGCAAGCCGAACTGGAAGGTCGCCGCGCAGGACTCACTAGACTCGACTTGGACTGTTGCCAAGGGTGGGAGCAACGACAGCGATCCCACAAACGACACATTCACCGATTTGCTCATGGTGTCGTCGTCCGCCGTGACCATTGTCCCGCCCCTGACGGTAAATTCGGCTGGTCCGAATTCGATAGGCGGCGCGGCAGACGGCAGGATCGCGATAACGCTCGGCGGCGGGTTCACATCGGACGGCTCGGGCACTCTAGCTGTCGGGACTGCGCTGCAACACGCCCTGACAGGTGCCGCAGGAGACACCGGAAGCCTCGCAATCGCCCATGTCCGGGGCAACGTGAACACCCAGAGCGCCACTGAGAGCATCGGAGTCGTCGCATCTCTCATGGTGGACGAGCCGATTATCGTTGATAATCTAGGCGGAAGCGGCGTTGTCACTGTTGGTGCAAGCCTGTACGTCACGGCTGCCCCTACGGAGGGCGCGACGAACGCTGCGCTGTATGTGGCGAGTGGCGCGACGATCCTGAACGGCTCTTTAGCAGTCACCGGCGCTTTAGATGTCACTGGCAGCATGACACTTCAGGGCTCGTCGCGTTCAATCGATTTTAATGATGACAACATCGTCATATCTCGCGCTACGGAGGACAAGCTCACGATATCGTCCTCACTGGCGACTTTCACGACCGGCATAGATGTCTCCGTGGGAACGCCCATCGTCAACGTCATAGCGACGACGACGGACGCCATCGCTGAATTGAGGTTGTCCCCGAATGGGGTAGGTGCAGGTGAGATCAATGTTGCGAGCGGTGGCCTCGAACTGCACCTACAGACTAATTCAACGAACCGTTTGGAACTCAACGCATCGTATGCCTTGTTCCATACCCGCGTATTGTTCCCGGCAGGTTCAGCCGCTGCACCCACCATCGCGGCCCAAGCAGACACGAGTTCTGGAATCTACTTCACCAACACCGACAATTTGACCGTAGCACACGACGGCAGCGCGATTCATGTGACGAACGGCGCGGCTTTGTACCCGTTCGCGGACGGCGTGACCGAACTCGGGGTGACAGCTAAACGCTGGGAACACGTATGGGCAGACGCCGTTACCGTCACAGGCGCGGTTTCCAAGGGTAGCGGTAGTTTCAAGATTGACCACCCGCTGCCCGCCAAGAAGGACACGCATCACCTCGTACACAGCTTCATCGAAGGGCCACGCGCTGACCTCATCTATCGGGGTGTAGCCACACTGTCTGGAGGCTCCGCGAGCGTGGATCTGGATGCCGCTGCTGACATGAGCGCGGGCACATGGGAGCTGCTGTGCCGTGACCCGCAGTGCTGGATACAGAACGACAGCGGTTGGGCGCAGGTCCGTGGCTCAGTCGCCGGGAGTACGCTAACGATTTCGTGTGAGGATGCCGCCTCTACCGACAGCGTGAGTTGGATGGTCGTCGCAGAGCGTCACGACCCACACATGATAGAGACTGGATGGACCGACGATGACGGTCGCGTAATCGTAGAGCCCTTGAAAGTTGCACCAGCCCCAGAAGATGGAGAGTAGTATGGCTGAACTCCTGTCACTACTCGCGGTACCGGCAGCAGCGGGCGCGGCATGGGCTGGAGTAAAAAGTGGGTTGAATGGCGCTAGAGAATCAATCACCCAGATTGAGCGCATCGTTAATCGTTTAGACGAAAAGGTAGACCAGCATGGCGACAGGATTAGCAGAAT